CTTAAAAAAAAAAAAAAAACAATTACAAGCCGCTGAAAGTTATTCCCGGCAGGTAGTAAAAGCGGATCAGGAAAGGCTTCTGCGCCGGTACTTTAAATTGATGTGCTATGTGCTGAACCGTAACTTCGGCTTTGGTTCGAAGCGATGCCTAGCGGTAATCAATGGAATCAGCAGGCTTTCCGCCGAACACGATCAAGACGAAATCTTTTGGGAACATTTAGACCGGGTGATCGTTGATGAAATGAAGCTTGATTTTAAAAGAGATTAACCCCGCCGCAAACAGGCGGGAGAAAGGAATTTTGAAAATGTATATTACTTACGAATTATTGAAAGAAAAAGGCGCGTGTTCTAATGGCTTGAATTGGTTTAAACGAAATTTCCCGGAAGGTTGTGAACTTAACGAAGAAACTATCGCAAGGGTGAAAAAATGCGATACCAGTTTTGTGTGGTGGTTTTATAACAATATCAAACAGGATAAAAGATTATATAAGCTTTGCGGCGTGAACTGGTCTAACGGCGTGAACTGGTCTGACGGTGTGAACTGGTCTGACGGTGTGAACGGGTCTAACGGCGTGAACTGGTCTGACGGTGTGAACTGGTCTGACGGTGTGAACGGGTCTAACGGTGTGAACGGGTCTAACGGCGTGAACAGGTCTAACGGTGTGAACAGGTCTAACGGCGTGAACAGGTCTAACGGTGTGAACAGGTCTAACGGCGTGAACGGGTCTAACGGCGTGAACTGGTCTGACGGTGTGAATGGGTCTAACGGCGTGAACACGTCTAACGGCGTGAACAGGTCTTTCGGCGTGAACATGTCTGACGGCGTGAATGGGTCTTTCGGCGTGAACAGGTCTTTCGGAATATTAAATTCATATGGGGTAGACTGCGCTTTATTTTTGGCAAACAAAAAAAGAGTATATCTGATATTTGGAAAAGAGGTTTCAGAGGGCAGATACATTGAAGTGAAAAATAATTTATATGAAAAGCTGGGAATATGGGAACCGAATTTCAATAATATAAAGACCCTATATCTTAAAAACGGTTCAGATTGGAAGCTTACGCCTATCAAAAACGCAGAAGAAATTGCACGACAAGAGGCGTGGAGGGATATGCCAAGAGAAGCAGTCGAATATGTCGCTTCCCTGCCTGAATTTGACGCGGATATGTTTTTTGAAATCACCTGTATTGACTTGAGGCAGCCCCGCCGCAAACAGGCGGGAAATAAGGAGTGATTTAGTTGCTTGAGATATGTCCGATAAGCTTAAAGGAGGCCAATGCTTTTGTAGAGCAGCATCACCGACACCATAAGCCTGTCACAGGGCACAAATTTTCTATTGGCTGCACCGACGGAGAAAAAATTGTGGGCGTTGCCATTGTAGGAAGGCCCGTCAGCCGTTATCTTGACGACAGCTGGACCTTGGAGGTTAACCGGCTTTGCACAGACGGCACACGCAACGCTTGCAGCATGCTTTATGCGGCGGCCTGGAGAGCGGCCAGGGCTATGGGCTACCATAAGCTTGTCACTTACATATTAGAAAGTGAGAACGGGGCAAGCCTGAGGGCTGCCGGCTGGAAATGTGTAGGCAGGGCTGGAGGGCTTCGATGGACCGGAAAGCGCCGTCCAAGCGTGGACTTATGTCCCGCACAGATGAAGCTTAGATTTGAAGTCACAGACGGGAACGGAGGACAAAAGTAATGATTAACCTAACCTTGGGAGATTACCGGATCTGCACCTTGAAAAATGGTACTGTCGCCCTATATGAGCGCCATATTATTTCAAAGCGTTCAAGTCCGAATTTAGGCAAAACGGTTGAAAGAATAACAGGATACTACTCTTCCCTAAAAGCCGCTCTATCGGCCTACACGGCAAGGGAAATGGCGTCTGATGATTACTGCGCAGAAACTGCTGAGCAGTTGGAGGCTGTATTGGACAATCTCGCTTCCAGAATTGAGAAAGCGTTGGAGGGAATAAACCATGACTGAATTAAAGCCACACAAAATATATTGCGAAGCTCTGAATAAATGGGGTGCTGAAGCTCAAACACTTATGGTTTTTGAGGAAATGTCAGAACTGCAAAAGGAGCTTTGTAAGCGCGCCAGGGGCAAAGATAACCGTGAAGCTATTGCCGAAGAGATCGCAGACGTTCAAATCATGTTGGAACAAATGATGATTCTTCACGATTGTGAGGACTTGGTGGAAGTTCAAAAATTCAAGAAAACACACAGATTAAATGTTCGCTTGGAACAGGAGGGTTTATAATGTTTGAAAATATTGATTTTAACGCACTAATTGAAAAAGCGACCAAAGAAAAATGCGAAATAACCATATCATATGAGCCTAACAGGACAGAAATAACCATACAACCGTGGAAACCATTTTCTTATGCTTGCCCTTATAAAGCTAAACAGGAGGATTGACAATGGACTGGATAAATGTTAACAGAATAACCCCTAAACCGTTTGTCAGCGTACTGTGCAGAATGCCAGGAGAAAAACCTTTCCCTACTGTACATGAAGGATATATTTCTGATGATGGGATATGGGTAGTTTATGGATTCAAAAGAGAACCGGGAGAAGTGACCCATTGGACGGCTATGCCGGAATACCCAGATGACGAGGAGGATTGACAATGACTGAGTACCTAGAAAAAGCGGCACTGGTTAGAATTTTGAGAGCAAAAGCAGAAATGGGCAGATTAAGTGAATACAGCGTGTGTTTTGATAATGTGGCAAAAATGATTGAACTGCTACCCGCCGCCGACGTTGAAGAGGTGAAGCATGGGAAGTGGATAGAAGTACAGAAAGAAAATATATGGAATGATATTGTCCCGGTGCTTGAGTGTTCTGCTTGCGGAAAGTATACAGTAGGCACAAGAGGAATTATGACAAAATCCAACTACTGCCCCAACTGCGGCGCTAAGATGGATTTGGAGGACTAAGCAATGACAAAGGAAAAAGCGATTGAAGTTCTTGAAAATGGTGCATGGTGGGATTTGCTTATCCCTATAACAACCATTGAAGGCAGGAAGTCAGATATCGAATTGCATGAAGCTCTTGATATTGCTATTGCCGCTCTATACCCCGTCAGTCGGGAACAGGTTGAGAAAGTGTGGAAAGGCTGTTCTTGGTGCAACAACGAAGGAAAAAAGCCAGAAAATTGGGAGTGCTCTCTTTTAGACGACCGTGGTTTTTCGGTTGTTGTTGGAGACGAAGTAGTTTGGACAAATGCTGAGTTTTGCCCAGTGTGCGGAAAACCGTTAACGGATAATGTTGCGGATACACTTATAAAGAGATTGGAGGCGCTGAAAGATGAAGAGACTGATTGATTTAGATGAACTCTTGCAATATCCACTCAGACGCGGGAGCGAACATTACGATGAGAAAAATGCTGACCCTCATTTCCTATTCGGTGTGGAATCTGTTCTGGAGTATGCACAGACATTGCCCACCCTAACCCAGCCGAACAACTGGATCAGTGTTGAGGACAGGTTGCCGGAAGATGGTAAATATTTGTGCTGTTTTTCATCTTTAGGGCTTGGCTGGTGTATAGATGTGTTATCTTATGCCTCTGATTTAAATTCAGTTGATGATTGGGATTTTTACAATGAGCATCGCGGTGGTTTTTATGATCTTGATTCAGAATGTGGATACTACGAAATCAGTGGAGTTGCCTACTGGCGCCCGCTTCCAGAACCGCCTGAGGAGGATCAGTTATGACAAATTTTGAAAAGCTCAAAAATATGACCCCGGAACAAATTGCGGCAGAATTTATGATTTTTAGGCCGTCTGACGCCTGCTTCGATGACGAAAATAGGAATTATTACGCATTAGACGGAAGTTGGCACCGATATTCGCAGGATTGCTTTCAGGCAAATGTAAAGTGGCTTAACGAGGAAATTCCATATATTAAAGAACTGGAAGCCGAACTCTACCACCTAAGACATGAAAGAGATCAAGTGGTAAAGGATTTGAAGGATTACGAGGCCATTGGCCTTAAGCCGGAAGAAATAAAGGAAATTCTAAATGCGGTTAACGGAGGATTAGCCGCTAAAAATGGAATTTGGTGTCCTAAGTGTGGTGATGCTCTTGATATTGATATCGTTAATGGAGTTCTTGCTATTGGCTGTTTTGGCTGCGGAGAGTATACACCAGTATCGGAATTAATGAAGCTGCATTTAAACGACGCTGTCCCCGTAGTTAGGTGTAAGGATTGTATAAAATGGGAAGCAGATGAAAGTTACGAATTTGATGATGACGGAACAAAAAAGCTATGGGTTGATTGTTCAAATTCTTTGCATCATTGTAAAGATAACCATCATTGCAGCTACGGTGAGAGGAAGGAGAATTGATATGGCAGGCTGGCAATTATTACTTTTAGGGTACTTTTTAGGCGCACCGTTAGGCTTCTTGCTTTGTTCCGTTCTGGTGGCAAGCAAAGACCCGCCCAAACCGCACACCACTTGCAAGGACTGCGTACATAGGCATAAGAAAGAGTGCCCTTTCTCCCATATCGAATGTGATGTGACAGGAGATTCTATTTTCTGGCATACTAACAAACAAGACGACTTCTACTGCAAGGAGGCCAAAGCTCATGAACCGGAAAAGCTGTGAAGGGTGCGTCTATTATAGAGCACTGGCAACCCACGGATATGGATTCGTTAAATACTGTAATTATCTTCTGGATACTGGTAAGCCTAGAGGCTGCCCGCCGGAGAAGTGTGACAAAAAGACTGTCAGGAGGTTGAAAATTGACAAAGAAAGAGTTTCTAAATCAATATCTAAACGCCGAAAAAGAAATCGGAATCAAGCTTGACCAAATAGCAAGGCTCAGAGAACTATCAACAAAAACAACCCAAACTTTAACCCCTGACAAAGTAAAAGGCAATTCCGAAAACCGCCTGGAATCCTCTGTATCTAAAATCGTGGATATAGAAAGAGAAATCGGTGCTTCTATTGATCAGCTTGAAAGAACCCGCTTGCAAGTGGAAAGCGTCATTAATTCTGTCCCTAACGTGAATCAAAGAAACGTGTTGAGGTTAAGGTACATAAGCGGCATGAAATGGGAACAGATAGCTGTAAAACTAAATTATGATTATAGATGGGTACTCAGGCTTCACGGCAAGGCACTAAATAAAATAGCCATAGAAAGCCACTCTTGACTTATTGTATCATTAAACTAAAGAAATAGGCAGAGGATTATTCCCCTGCCTTTCTTGGTTTATTCTACATGAAGTTGTTGTTTTAACGCCGTTTGTAAAACGCTGGAAAAGTTAATGTGCTCTTTTTCTGCTCTGGCATTTAACCATGATGGAATCGTTAAAGTTTTCTTTACTGATCTGTTATCCGATGCTTTGCGATATTCCAGAAAATCAATATCTACCATAGATACAAAGTCATTCTCTTTACATTGAATCGAACTTGCCTCAGAAGGTTTTGGAATTTCCAGTCCATCATCTTCTTTATCAATGCCCATCATTCCAATGACATCTCTAGCCATCTCTATCGCTTCCGCCAAAGAATCCCCTTGAGTATTAGAATCAAAGTCTGGAATATAAGCCATATATCCATCACTTAGCTTAGTGAACACTACAGGGTAGACAGCTTTCATAAAAATACCTCCTTATTATAAACATATCGGCTTTGTGGGGGCTATTTCAGCCCCCGCCGTTTGATGATTGCTTGTGCTACTGGTTCTTTAATTTCTCTTTGTCGAGAAACGGGCTCACAATCTTTTCCGTTTGTATAAATATCATGGTTGCCGCCTTCTCGTTTTAACCACCACCCATTCTTTTCTAATAGTTTTATTAGGTCTCGGCGTTTCATATCCTCACCTCTTGATTATATTATACGTGTTTTATACGTATATGTCAACCCTTTTTCAAAACTTTTTTAAATATTTTTCAGCCTTTTGCCATTTGGCGGAGGGCTTTTTTGATACCCAAAAAAAGGAAGTGATTTTTATGTACTGCCCAAGAGATGGAAAGTGTGTTTTTGACGGCTACAAGACGGCGGGAAAGCATATTTGCGCCTTGCCTAGGTGTCAATATCCCCGTGAACTAAAACAGGCCTTACAGAACCGCATAGCCAATATTTTAGGACAGCCACAGGGCAGAACCAGACGGGCGCGGGAACTTGAACTATTAAAAGAGCAAATTAGAAAGATAACTATGCAGGAGGGATAAAAGATTATGCAAGTAAAAACGATGGACGGAACCTTTTGCAAAGGCTGTCCTTACGGAAATGTAGAAATATTGCAAACAGAGTATTGCTATACAAATAATTTAGAAACCTATGTGTGTATTCGATGTATTCATTATGATATGTGTAAAAGGGCTTATGGGTTAGATAGAGATGTTCAACTATAAATCTACTAAATGGAAGCACAAGCAAAAAGCCGTATTGCGCCGTGATGGGTACATGTGTCAATGGTGTAAACGATATGGAAAGCAAGTCCAGGCCACTACAGTACATCATATCAAGCACGCTGATGAATACCCTGAGTTTGCATACACAAACGGTAACCTAATTAGTTTATGTGCTGGGTGCCATAATAAGGCGCACCCGGAGAAGGCGCAAAAGGCTAAAAAAAATATTGGTATAAAATCGGACGAAAGGATTTTCCTATGAAAGATTTAAATGAGATATTATCAATAGCATGCGATATGGTTTCGAGCAATAGTTACGGTTATTTAACAATACAAACAACACAGGAAGGATTGTTCATAGCTGTTCACAATAGAGAGAATCTTGAAGAATCCAATGAAATAATTTCATTAAATGCCGGTGATCGCAATTTAGTATACTCTCCCCCCTATCAGCAACACATTCCTGGCACTAGAAGGGACCGGCGTGGGTAACTTTTTCCAACTCTGAGCTTAAATTTGAAGAAAGGGTGCAGTTTATGACAAAAAGCAACTGGAAAAATTTAATAAACGAGCAGATGGCTGCACTCGGTGTGCAGAACAGCGCATATAATTCGGCAATTGAAACGCTTGCGGGTATCTTGGAGCAAAGGGATAGAACCTTTAAAGAGTTTAAAGGTTCCGGCGGTAAATCCGTGATCGAATACACGAATAAAGGTGGATCCACCAACATGACAAAAAATCCTCTCCTAGTCTTGTGGGACGACTTAAACAAAAGCGCATTGGCGTACTGGCGCGAATTAGGTTTAACCCCCTCCAGTTATAAAAAGATGACTGGCGATACAGTTAAGAAAGAAAATGCCGGAGGATTGGCCGCCGCTCTGGCAAGTGTTAAATTTGATTAAAGGGAAAAACTGGCCTGCTGTGCTAAAGTACGCCGAAAGTATAAGAGACGGGAAGAAAATCGCGTGTATTGAATTAAAACAAGCGGTTGACAGATTCTTTTGTGATTTAGAAAACCCAGATTATTACATAGACAGCAAGGGCCCGGAATTTTGTATTCAGATCATAGAAAAAACACTGTGCCACCAACAAGGGGAAAAGCTTGACGGGACACCGCTGCGTGGCACACCGTTTCTTCTGGAGCCATTCCATAAATTCATTGTGTATAACCTTCTTGGTTTTAAACTGGCCGGCACTGATGTGGTTAGGTTCCATGAGGCATTGATCTTTATTCCAAGAAAAAACATCAAGACAAGCTTTGCGGCTGCCCTAGCGTGGGCGTTATCTCTTTGGTATCGTAAATCCGGTTCCAAGACCTATATCACCGCAGCCGCTTTGATGCAGTCTCTGGAGAGCTTCAATTTTTTAAATTATAACATAGACCGCATGGGAGAAAACGCTAAAAACGGAGGCACGGTCAAAGTAATCGATAATAATAATGAACATTCGCTGGAATCGTCACTCCCAGACGGTTCCTTTTTTATTCGCGCGCTGGCCGCTAACCCTGACGCGCAAGATTCTTTGAACTGCAATATCGCGATCTGTGACGAAATTCACGCTTTCAAACAGCCCAAACAATACAATCTTTTTAAAGAAGCGATGAAGGCATACACCAATAAACTGCTGATCGGCATTTCGACTGCCGGAGACAACGAGCAGGCTTTTCTTGGACAAAGACTAAAATACTGCCGGAAAATATTAGACGGCACTGTTAAAGATGAGCAATACTTTATTTTTATGTGCTGTGCCAATCCTGATGAAAACGGCGATATTGATTACACAAACCCCGCCGTCCATGAGATGGCGAATCCGGCTTACGGCGTTTCGATCAGGCCTGAAGAAATCATGAATGACAGCCTTCAGGCTCAGAACGATCCTCAGCAAAGAAAGGATTTTTTTGCGAAAAGCTTAAATGTTTACACCAACGCCCTAAAGGCATATTTCAATATAGATGAGTTTAGAAAGAGTGACCGGGCCTATAACTGGAACTTGGAACAGCTGGCAAAGCTTCCGATTGACTGGTATGGAGGAGCTGACCTTTCCAAACTGCACGACCTGACCGCAGCGGCGCTGTTCGGAAATTACAAGGGCGTTGATATCATTATAACTCATGCTTTCTTCCCTGTTGTCGCGGCTCACTTAAAAGCCGAGCAGGATAATATTCCTCTGTTTGGCTGGCAGGACGACGGCTGGCTTACCATGTGCAACTCCCCTACTGTCAACCACTCCGATGTGGTGAAATGGTTTGTGGACATGCGGAAGAAAGGATTTAAAATCAAGCAGGTGGGCCATGACCGCAAATTCTGCCGGGAATATTTCATCGGAATGAAGGAAGCGGGCTTCAAGATCATAGACCAGCCTCAATATTACTATAAAAAATCCGAAGGATTTCGGCATATAGAGCAGAGCGCCAAGAACGGCGCTCTTTTTTATTTGCACTCAGAAGCCTTCGAGTATTGTGTGGAAAACGTGTCCGCCGTCGAAAAGACGGACGACATGATCCAATACGACAAAGTACAGCCGGAACACCGCATCGATCTTTTTGACGCGTCTGTGTTCGCCTGTATTCGTTACCTAGAAAGCCTTGACAGAAGCAGGGCGGCAAAAAAATGGTGGGGTGAGACATGAGCAAAAAGAATAAAAGAAGCAGGCCGGCTCCCCGGGCTGAGCCCGCGCAGAAACGCAGTATCGCGCTGGTAACACAGAACAAATGGGAAACCCTGGAGTGCTTAGGCTACACCAGTCTGGCGCAAAACCCGGAAATCTGTACAGCTGTGGACACAATTGCCAGGCTGATCGCAAGCATGACGATTCACCTGATGGAAAACACGGACGACGGGGACGTGCGGGTAAAAAATGAGTTAAGCCGAAAGGTGGATATCAATCCGAACAATAACATGACACGTTCCAACTTTATCCACTGGATTGTGAAAACCCTTATGCTGGAGGGCAGCGGAAACGCTGTTGTTTGGCCTGAATACAAGCGCGGGATTTTACGGGATTTAAAGCCTGTTCCTCCCGCCTTTACCGCATTTGTGCCGGTGGGCCTCTGGGATTACCGGGTTGTGATCGCCGGGACGGAATACGCGCCGGATCGTATCCTTCATTTTGTTTTAAACCCGGGAAATTATTACCCGTGGAAGGGTGACGGCTATCATGTTGCTTTGGCAGATGTGGCGAATAACCTGAAACAGGCGTCCGCGACTGAAAAGGGCTTTATGTCCTCTAAGTGGAAACCGTCTATCATCGTCAAGGTTGATTCTCTAACCGACGAATTTTCGAACAAGGAAGGGCGCGCAAAGCTTCTTGCAGATTATATCGAATCGAACGAAGCGGGAGAGCCCTGGCTGATTCCAGCGGATCAATTCAGCGTGGAACAGGTTAGGCCCCTTACCCTTTCCGATTTGGCTTTAGCGGATTTCGTACAGCTGGATAAACGGACGGTGGCAGCCATTCTCGGCGTGCCGCCTTTTGTTTTAGGGATCGGAGATTTCCAGCGGGACGCATGGAATAACTTTATCAATTCCACCATCATGCCGATTGCCAAAAGCATCGAGCAGGAAATGACAAAAAAGCTTCTTTATGATCCCGCGTGGTTTTTCCGTTTTAACCCGTGGAGTTTGTATAACTATTCGATCACCGAGATGGTATCCGCCGGGGCGGAAATGGTAGACCGCATGGCGCTGCGGCGCAATGAATGGCGCAGCTGGGTAAACATGCCCCCTGATCCGGATATGAACGACCTGCTGGCGTTAGAAAATTATGTCCCTGCGGATAAGCTGGGAGATCAAAACAAGCTGAATGGAGGTGAAAACACATGACATGTGAACGCACAGCCCTGGTGAGAGACGGCGGATTTTCCACCCGCGCGGAAGACGGAAACTTATATATTGAGGGATATTTCGCCGTATTCGGAAGCGAATATAAAATGTGGGAAAACGCCATTGAAACCATTGACGAGGACGCTTTTGACGACGCTTTAAACGGCGATATCCGGGCCCTAGTAAATCATGACACCACCCTGGTACTGGGAAGAACCACAGCCGGAACGCTTTCTCTCAGAGCGGACAAGACCGGTCTATGGGGTTCCGTCACGATCAACCAGGCAGACCAGGACGCAATGAATCTTTATGAGCGCGTAAAGCGGGGAGATGTCAGCCAATGCAGCTTTGGGTTTGACATTATCGATCAAAGCACCGAGGTCATGGAAAACGGAACTACCGTCTGGAAGCTGAACAAGGTCAAATTGTATGAGGTTTCCGTAGTAACCTTTCCTGCCTATGAAGACACCTCCGTCCAGGCGCGTAAACGGGATTACGAGGAAATTCAAAAGAGAAAAAAAGAACAATGGCGGGAGGAAATGCTCCTCCGTCTGAAAGGAGAAAAAAATGGCACTGAGAATACTGATGCTGAAAAGAAGCATTGACAAGAAAAAGGAAGAACTAGAGCTGCTCCGCAGCAAGGATTCGGAATTTGAAACCCGTGAGGCCGAGCTGGAAGCCGCTATCAACGAAGCTGAAACCCCTGAACAGGAGCAGGCCGTGAGCGAAGAGGTAGAAAAATTCGACGCCGACAAAAGCGCCCACGAGGAAGCCAAAAGCGCGCTGTCCAGGGAAATTGAAGGCCTGGAGGCCGACCTGTCCGCGCTGGAGGAAGACGCCCCTAAATTAGACGAAATAAAACCAAACCAAAAGGAAAGGACTGTAAATCATATGACTGAAATCAACATTCGCAGCCTGCCCATGAATCAGCGGGCGTTTGACGCGCTTTCTATGGAGCAGAGAAAAACCATCGTAGAACGTGACGACACCAAGGACTTTTTGATGCAGTTCCGGAGCATGAAGGGACAACAGAGAGCCATTTCCGGTGCGGAGCTGACGATCCCGGTTGTATTCCTGGACTTGATCTCCGAAAACATGTACCGCTATTCCAAGCTGCTTAACCGTGTCAGGGTCCGCAATGTAACCGGTGAAGCCCGGCAGACTATTGCTGGAACTGTTCCTGAAGCTGTATGGACTGAGATGTGCGGCGCGATCAACGAGCTGTCCTTTGTATTTAATCAGGTGACTTTAGACGGCTATAAGGTGGCTGGATTTGTACCGGTGTGCAACAGCCTTCTGGAGGATAACGACATCAACCTTGCCAGCTGGATTGTGGAAATGATCTCCGAAAGCATCGGCCTGGCAATGGACAAGGCGATTCTTTACGGCAAGGGCGCAGCAGGCAAAATGCCGCTTGGTATTGTGACCAGACTAGCACAGGCCTCTAAACCCTCTGATTACCCCGCGAACGCCCCGGAATGGGTAGACTTACATACCTCAAATATTCTGAAAATTGGCGGTTCCAGTTCCACCGGCGCGGCGTTCTGGTCTGAATTAACCCTTGCCGCTGGAAATACCTTTACCAGATACAGCCGTGGAAATCAGTTCTGGGCCATGAACAGCAAGACTTACGCTCAGTTGAAATCTAAAGTTATCACTTTTACCGCTACCGGCGATATTGTGTCTAATGTGTTCGGCACTCTGCCCATCATCAACGGCGATATCGATATTCTGGAATTTATGCCTGACGGCGACATTGTAGGCGGCTACGGTGATCTTTATCTCTTGGCTATGCGCTCCGGCATGACCATTGAATCCAGCCGTGAGGTACAGTTTATCCAGGATAACACTGTCTTTAAAGGCAAGCAGCGCGCTGACGGTATGCCGGTGATTCCCGGTGCGTTCGTCGCGATCAATATCAATGATGAATCTGTAACTACCGCAATGACCTTTGCGGCCGATACCGCAAACGACGCGCAGCTTTCCGAGCTGGCTGTTGGCTCTGAATCCTTAAGCCCGAGCTTTGATTCCAATGTGTATTCCTACACAGTAACGGCTTCTGGAACCAACGCAAAGGTGGAGGCCACCGCAACCCAACCGGGCGCTCAGGTCGCTGTTGCTTATAACGGAAAGAATGTCCGTAACGGCGGCACGGTAACCTGGACTGCTGACGGAAAAGCCTATCCCTTGACGGTCACCGTGACCCAGGGCAACGCCGTGCGCGTTTATACCGTGAACGTCACTAAGGCGGCAGCAGGCTGATTTTAGGGGGGATTTCCTTGACTGACGCTGATATCTTAACCATTTTAAAAACTGATCTTATGGTATCCAGCAGCGCTCTGGACACTTACCTGCAAACGCTTATTGCGTCAGCCAAGGATTACATCTCCACCGAGGGGATAACCTTGGCTGATTCGCAAAGCGACGGAATGTTGGTTGAAATGTACGCCGCTTATTTGTACCGGCGCAGGCGTGAGGAAAATGTTCAGATGCCCAGAATGTTACGCTGGGCACTGAACAACCGCTTGTTTTCAGAAAAGGGTGCGGTAAATGGATAGCTTGATTTATCTGATTTCTCAGGCGTACAGCCAAGATGACATTGGGCAGGTAATCGCCTCAGAAAGCAAAAATGAGGTCTGGGCAAGCCTACAGTCTATCACCCGGGCTGAATGGGCGGACGCGGGCCAAAATGGATTACAGCCCCAGTTTGTGGCGGTTACTCCTATTGTGAATTACAACGGAGAGAGTATCGCTGAAATCAGCGGAAAACGCTATGGGATTTACCGTACATATTTTTCGCCGGACAGCGATTCTATTGAGCTTTATCTGGAAAGAAAGGTCGGAGTGTAATGGCAAATATAAAAATCGAAGATCTGGCTTCCACAATCGCAAAAGAATTAACCGAGTATAGCCAAGAGGTAACAGATGGAATCAAGGCTGAAGTAAAAACCGTTGCGAAAGAGTGTAAAAACGAGATTCAGCAAAACAGCCCGGTGGATACCGGATCGTATCGAAAAGGCTGGCAGGTAAAAACCGCTTATGAAAGTTCCAGCGATATCCGGGTAGTGATACGCAATAGAACCGACTATCAGTTAACTCATTTATTGGAATACGGACACGCAAAAGTCAATGGCGGTCGGGTAAACGGAAAGCCTCATATTCGTCCCGCTGAAGAACATGCGGAACAAAAGCTTATAAAAAAGGTGAAGGTGGTGGTAAAAGGGTGACGCTAAAGGAGTTAAATGAATTACTGGAAACCACCGGATTACCTGTGGCTTATCGGGAATGGCCAGACGAAAAAGCGCCGCCTCTTCCCTTTATTTGTTATTTGGTGGCTTATAGCAACAACTTCGGTGCGGATAATACGGTTTACTATCCGATCAATCACATGCAAATCGAGTTATATACAGAGTTAAAGGACCCGATAGCAGAGGGTAAGGTCGAAAAAGCCTTGTCCTCTTTTTATTGGGAAAAAACGGAAGAGTACATCGACACTGAACAGTGTTATCAAATCATTTATGAAATTGAGGTGTAAAAAATGGCAGGAAAAGACAAGGTTAAATTTGGTATTAAAAATGTGCATTACGCGTTATTGACTGACGAAACCACCCCCACATTCGAAACTCCTGTTGCCATTCCAGGAGCAGTGAGTTTTTCTTTAGAGGCAAATGGAGACAGTTCCCCGTTTTACGCTGATGATATGCAGTATTTTGTCACTGTTGCCAATAACGGGTATACCGGGGATTTGGAAATGGCTTTGTTCCAGTCTCAGTTTTTGGAGGATATCTTTGGATATACGGCTTCTGAAAAGGACAAGGTGGTAACGGAAAACGCGAAGATCCAACCGAAACCGTTCGCACTGTTATTTGAAGAGGAAGGAGACGTTAACGGCACTAAATATGTGCTGTATAACTGCATCTGCACCAGGCCTTCCCGTTCTCTGGCTACTACCACAGAGACCACCGAACCGCAGACCCAGACCGTTAGCGTAACAGCCTCTCCTCTGTCTGACGGAAGAACTATGGCTTATACCACGGACGAAACACCGGCTGAAGTTTTGACCGCATGGTACAACGAAGTGTGGCTTGCGGATACAACGGGAGGCGCGGGCTGATGGAAAAAGTAATCAAAATCGATGGAAGGGACGTGGGGTTTAAGGCTACGGCTTTGACCCCACGCCTTTATCGTCACAGAATGGGCCGGGACATTATCCAGGATCTAAACAAGCTGAAAAAAGCGTACAACAAAGCTTTGTCTCTGCCGGATACCGCCACCGATGAAGAAAAAGAGGACGCTCAGCTTTCCAGCCTGGATCTGGAGATTTTTGAGAATGTTGCTTACATCATGGCCCGCCAGTATGACGCGAATATTCCGAATAATCCTGAGGACTGGCTTGACGAGTTTAAGACATTTTCAATCTATGAGATCCTTCCAAGCGTCCTTGAGCTTTGGGCTATGAACGAAATGCAGACCGCAAAGCCTAAAAAAAAATAGTTCCCCGGGACCGTGAAATGAACGGTTCTATTTTTATGCTCAGGTGCGCCGAGCTTGGATTATCAAAAGAGGATTTAGACGATATGACCGTAGGCATGGTTTATGATCTGACCACAGAACAGGCCAATGACAACGAGAAATATCCAATCAAAGGCGCGCCTGGTTCCATGAAACAGTTCTTTGCGGGAGGTGGAAAAATTGGCTGATAGAATAAAAGGCATCACGATAGAGATCGGCGGCGATACCACTGGGCTTTCGAAAGCGTTGTCCGGTGTAAACAAAGAGATAAAAGATACCCAGACACAGCTAAAAGATGTCAACCGTCTTCTGAAAATGGATCCTGGAAACACGGAACTGCTCAGACAAAAGTATGATCTTTTAAATAAATCAATCGACAGCACCGAAAAAAAGCTTGATACATTAAAACAAGCAGAGAAGCAGGTACAGGATCAATTCAAGCGCGGTAAAGTCAGCGAAAGCCAATACAACGCTTTAAAAAGAGAAGTGATCGCCACCGAAAGCAACCTTAAAAATTTAAAATCTGAAGCACAAAAAACGGATAATGCTATTCGTGGGATTGATGAGAAACCCGTTGAGGAGGTCGCAAGTGCTGCCGATAAAGCGGAAACCTCTTTGAAAGATGCGGGTAAAGAAGCATCTAATTTTGGGGATTACTTAAAAGCCGGGGCGATTGTCGAGGGTTCAAAAGCAATTATATCTGGAATGAAAGATATTGCAGACGAATCCCGTGAATATATGAAAATCATGGGAAGCCTGGAAATTTCAAGCCAGGCAGCCGGATATACTGCTGAACAAACCGCGTCGAGCTATAAAACTCTTTACGGCGTTTTAGGCGATGACCAAACAGCGGCCACTACTACTGCCAACTTGCAGGCGTTAGGCCTATCTCAAAGCCAGCTAGACCAAATCATCAACGGCACCATTGGCGCTTGGGCTACTTATGGGGATAGTATTCCAATCGACAGTTTATCCGAAGCGATCAACGAAACTGTAAAAACCGGAAATGTCACAGGCACATTCGCAGACGTTTTAAACTGGGCCGGCACCAACGAGGACGAATTTAATGCAAAGCTGCAAGCGGCGAACAGCGAATCGGAGCGGGCGAATCTCGTCTTGCAGGAATTAGCCAATCAGGGATTGGTGACTGCCGGACAAGCCTGGCAGGAAAATAATGAAGCCTTGTTTGAAAGCAACCAGGCTAATGCGGATTTTCAGGAAAGCATATCAAAACTGGCAGAAGTTATAATGCCGATTGTTACGGAAATCACTCAAGCTGTCACAAAAATCATTGATTTTATTTTGCAGAATAAAGACGCAGTTGTTGCAGCTTTATTAGCGATTGGAACCGGTTTGGCTGTATTCAAAATTGTTGGTATTGTTAGTTCACTTGTTACCGGATTTCAAACGTTTTTCGGGGTTATCAAGTCTGGGCAAGGTGTAATGGCGGCGTTTAATGCTGTTATGAACGCGAATCCAATCTCACTAATCATTATGGCTATTGCCGCTCTCGTAGCGGCTTTTATTTATTTATGGAACAACTGCGAGGAGTTCCGGGAGTTTTGGATTAACCTCTGGGACACCATCAGCAGCGCGTTTTCCGCTGTTTGGGACGCGATTGTGAATTTCTTTACCGTTACCATACCGGACGCATGGAACAGCGTTGTTGACTTTTTCTGGCAGGGATATTACACCTGGCAAAGTATCTGGCAGAGTATCGGGGACTTTTTCAGCGGAATCTGGGACGGGATCGTCAGCTTTTTCACTGAAACCATTCCCAACGCTTGGAACAGCCTGGTGGATTTCTGCTGGCAGGGATATTACGCCTGGCAGGAGGTTTGGCAAAACGTCGGCGATTTCTTCAGCGGAATTTGGGACGGAATCGTCGGATTCTTTACAGAAACGATTCCAAACGCCTGGAACGGCTTAATGGACATTTTTAATAAGATCGGAAGCTGGTGGTCCGGTATCTGGAACGGCGTAAGAGATACATTCTCCAATGTATTTAACAGCCTTGTCAATATCGCCAAGCAGCCGATCAACGCCATTATCGGACTGATCAATGGAATTATAGACGGTCTGAACTGGATGATTGGAGGGCTTAACCAGCTTTCCTTTGATATTCCCGACTGGGTTCCCATTTTCGGCGGCAAAAAATTCGGGATTAACATTCCAACCATTGGCAAAATCCCCTATCTCGCATCCGGCGGCATATTGTCCCAAGGCTCCGCCGTAGTCGGAGAGGCTGGGCCTGAGCTTCTTACTATGATGGGAACTAAAGCGGTTGTTCAGCCTCTCACCTCTTCCACAACCACCAACACAAATTTAGGCGGCGTCAATATCGTCGTATATGGAGCTCCCGGACAAGACGTAAGAGAGCTGGCGGACATTATCATGGACGAAATGCAGTCTGCCACCATGCGAAAGGGGGCCGTTTGGGGTTGATTAATTGGTTTATTTTCGATGGAAAAAATAGCCGCGATTACGGGATCTATATCAGCGGAAGCGGCACCTTTAATGCTCCCGAAATGGATATCACAACGGTTGAAATCCCGGGAAGGAATGGCGATCTCACGATCAGCAACAACCGGTTTCGCAATATTACCGTCGAATATCCGGCGTTTATCCGAAAACAGTTTCGTCATAACGCGGCGGCGGCAAAGCTTTGGCTTTTAAGCAAAACCGGATACTGTATTTTAACAGATACCTATCACCCTGAGTTTTTCAGAAAAGCCAGATTTACCGGCCCAATGGACTTTGACACCAGGTTTTTAAACTACTCTGCGGAATTTACGGTTTCATTCAACTGTATGCCGCAAAGGTGGCTGGTATCAGGAAGCTATCCGATGACGCTTACAGCGCCTTATTCCTTAACTAATCAATACTGCCCGGCCCTCCCTCTGATTACCGTTTACGGCAATGGAGCGGGGGCCTTAACTATTGGCGGCAATATTATTCAGATTTCAGAAATCGATGAATACGTGACCCTGGACAGCGATACCCAAAATGCCTATAAGGGAACGGCAAATAAAAACAGCACGATCAGCCTGGCATCTTTCCCGGTATTACAGCCCGGAAAAACAGGGATCAGCTGGAGCGGCGGGATCACGACGGTTGAAATTACTCCAAGGTGGTGGACTGTATGAATCCTGTTCTATACGAAAGTACGGAAAGCACATTTGAAACAAACGGTTTAGGCGTGCTGTCTGATACGATTTCCTGTCAGGTAGTTGAGGAAAGAAACGGAATCTTTGAGATCACTCTGGAATATCCGTTGACGGGAATCCATTATCAGGAAATCAAACAGCGCCGGATTATTTTTGTAAAGCCAAATCCCTATGAGGATCCCCAGCCGTTTCGGATTTATAGGATTACAAAGCCTTTATCCGGAAAAATCACTGTTTACGCGCAGCACATCAGCTATGACCTTTCCGGAGTTCCGGTTTCCCCCTTTTCCTCCAGCAGCGTAACCGGCGCGCTCTCCGGGTTAAAAACGAACGCCGCCGTAACAAATCCTTTCAGTTTTTGGACGGATAAAACATCAACCGGAGATTTTGCCGTTACCGCGCCTACGTCTACGCGGACATTGTTAGGAGGTTCAGACGGTTCTATTTTAGACGTGTTCGGCGGCGAGTATAAATTTGACCGCTGGACCGTGCGCCTTTATAACAATCGTGGTAAAAATTCCGGGGTATCAATCCGGTACGGAAAAAATCTTATGGACTTACAGCAGGACGAAAATATTTCGAATGTTGTAACCGGGATTTATCCTTATTGGCTGAGCAGTGAGGGAGAACTTACTGAGCTTCCTGAAAAAATTGTAAACGCCCCAGGCACCTATGATTTCACCAGAATTTCGGCAATCGACTTTTCCGGCGATTTTGAGGAAGCACCCACGGAAGAACAGTTGCGGGACAGAGCCAATGACTATATTTCCTCAAATAATGTGGGTGTTCCTACAGTCAGCATTACAGTGGAATTTCAGCCCTTGGAGCAAACGGAGGAATATAAGGATATCGCCTTATTGGAGCGCGTGAATCTGTGCGATACCGTGAACGTGGAATATTCCGAACTAGGCGTATCCGCAACCGCTAAATGCGTGAAAACTACTTATGACGCGCTGAAAGACAAATACATCAGCATTGAACTGGGGGACGCTAAAACAAATATCGCGGATACCATTATCCAGCAGCAACAGGAAATCAATGAAAAGCCCAGCGTATCATTTTTAGAACAAGCTGTTATCAACGCCACGAATTGGATTACCGGAAACAAGGGCGGTTATGTAATATTCCAGCGCAACGCAGACGGACAGCCCTATGAAATTTTAATTATGGATACCCCGGACATCAACACCGCTACAAAGGTATGGCGCTGGAATAACGGCGGTCTTGGTTATTCTTCCAATGGCTATGAAGGGCCGTTCGCAACCGCTATCACTCAGGACGGCGCGATTGTTGCAAACTTTATTACAACGGGAACACTGCAAGCCAATTTGATTAAATCCGGAATTATACAAAGCCGTGACGGGCGTGCGTATTTCAATTTGGATACGGGACAAATTTCGGCGACGCAGCTGATTGCGCAATCTAACGCTTTCGGGCAATATTCAGCTTATATAGGACAGGCCTCGCTACCGTCTGGGGGTACTGTTTCCGGCTTTGTTATAACATTAAATGGAAACCCTATTGCCAATATTGTTGGATCAGATAATATATCGCAGTTAACTTTATATAATGCTCAAACTAATACTTCTTTTGTAGTAGATTTAATGGGGGGTGTTAATGAAGGGACTGTCTGGCTATCTGTAAACGGAGGTAGTGGAATATATTTAACAAAAGACGGTATTCAAATTAACAGTAAAAATGTTTCGTTGTTAGGAGACACATTAAAGTTTTTAAATGCTACAATCACCCCTGCGGATTGCTACAGCGGAAATTTTCCGGCAGGAAGCTATAGGGTCTATGTAAGCAATGGATTAATAACAGACGTGCGATATGATCCATAAGGAGGGATAAAATGATTTACAAACAAATAACGCTCAATCCCTGGGAGCCTCCTCTTGGAGAAATCCGGGTGATTCAGGAGGAAGCGGACGGCAGAGACCTTATTATTAATCTAATAGATGATAACGGCTCGCCTCTTGATTTAACCGGGAAAACGGTATCCGTGTACATACAGAAGCCGGACAACACCATGATCTATAATTCCTGCGAGGTGGAAGGAAACCAGGCGACCGTAACCTTCACCCTTCAAATGATGGCGGTATCCGGCCTTACCAAGCTGTGCGAGCTTCAAATCATTGACACAGACAACCATACCTTAAAGGTAACCCTTCCCCCTCTGCGCATTATCAAGAGCAATTATGACGGCGCGATCGAGAGCACAGACGAATTTTCCAGGCTGGCGGAAGCTCTCAACGAAGCGAACAACGCCACAGGAATCGCCAGTGAAGCCGCAGACAAGGCCAATGAGGCAGCTCAGTCAGCGAACACGGCGGCTCAGGCGGCAAATACTGCGGCACAGTCTGCTAATACCGCAGCCGACGCCGCAACTTCAGCAGCGGAATCCGCAAATTCACAGGCACAGGCGGCCCAAACGCAGGCGGCCTATGCGAAAACCCAAGGCGACTACGCTAAAACCCAGGGGGAAAACGCGGAAGAAATCTATAACCAGTTAAAGGACATTGACGTGGCTTCTCTCCAAGCCGATCTGGACGCGTTGGAAGCAAGCAAAGGGCAGCCTAACGGCCTTGCAACCCTAAACAGTTCCGGCAAGCTGGCTCAAATGCCGTCTGCCTCTGATGTGGGAGCCTTACCAATTACCGGCGGAGAAATGCAGGGAGCATTAAAGCTGAAGGCCAATCAGTACGGCGGCAGCGGACCAGCGGACGAAAAATACGCATTAGACTGCCAAAATTCTAATATCGTTAATGTAAATCGTATCTTGACTGCCGACCCAGCGGGAAGCGCAAGCGAGGGGTGGGGCTTTCAAAGAGAAGATGATCCAGAGGCCTATGACGTTATTTGGGCTTCAAACGGTACCCTGTATTTTACCCCGGGCTTTAAATATAAAACGCCTCCTTATCCAGCCAATCAAAGGGTTTTAGCCACAACAGATAATATCGCTTTAATGAATTATCTGCGGCAGGAATACAATAAGCTGAAAGAATCCGAGGGCACCCCTACTCTGAACGATATCATAAATGGATTTGGCTTTTGTTACAATGATTCAAGTAATGGAGCGGGCCTCGACGGTACATATCTTACAGTTTCCGGAATGCTTGATAACAAATACCGCTTGCAGCTTTTAGGCCAGTATAACGGGAGCAATTGGCTGGCCTATCGAACCAGGAACGGAGATGAGCAGAGCTGGAATCCCTGGCACAAGGTTTTGACCGACAATATCAACGCAACGATCAGCGCGCAGCACGGATACAGCTCCAGCAAACTTCCGCAGATTTATGGAAACGGTTCAGTATTGCAATTAGGTGTAGACACTAATGCCGCTGTCGGCGTTGTTTTACAGGGAGGCGTATTCAGGGAAGCGGGCGACGGATTGCTTAATTTAGGAAACGGTTCTCACAGATGGGCGGTTGTTTATGCCAAAACAGGTTCTATAAACACCTCTGACCGAAACGAGAAAAATACTATTGCCGATATTGATCCGGAACAGGCTGAAAAGCTCATTATGGGATTGAAACCCAGCACCTTTAAATTCAACGACGGCACCAGCGGCAGAACCCACTGGGGGTTGATCTCTCAGGATATCGAGGAGCTCCTTCCACAGATCGGAATGTCGGATTTGGATTTCGCCGGATTCATCAAGACCCCAAAAACAGAGGATTATTACGAGGACGTTCCCGAGACTGTCACAGACGAGGAAACCGGAGAGGAAAAAACTGTAACACGGAAAGAGTTGAAAACCCGAACCGTAGAGGGCGAATATGTATACGCTTTGCGTTACAGCGAATTTATTGCCCCTTTAATCTGCATGGTGCAGAAGCAGCAAAAGCAAATTGAGAATTTAGAGCGGCGTTTATCCGCTTTAGAAAACAAGGAGGAAGCAAAATGAAAATCATTGGCATTGATGTATCTACCTGGCAGGGGAAAATCGATTGGAACCAAGTAAAAAACAGCGATGTAAAATTCGCCATTCTCCGTTCCTCTTTCGGTTCTCCGGATCCTTCTCAGGTGGACAATCAGTTTGAAAACAATTACAAGGGAGCCAAAGCCGCCGGGATCCCAGTAGGCGCTTACCACTACGGCTATGCGGTTTCCGAGGCTGAGGCGCGCCAGGAGGCTAAGTTCTTCCTGGACACCATTAAGGGCAAGCAATTCGAATACCCCGTCTATTACGACGTGGAGGACAATGGAACGATGGGCACGCTTTCCCGGCAGACTTTGACCAATGTAATTAAGGCTTTCTGCTCTGAGGTTGAAAAGGCTGGGTATTATGTGGGCGTTTATGCCTCCCTCAGCTGGCTTGACAGCAAATTCTATCCTGACCAGCTTCCCTATGATATCTGGGCTGCCCAGTATTTTACTGAGTGCCAGTACTCCGGCCAATATGGCATGTGGCAGTACACCAGCTCCGGCAGCGTTCCCGGAATCCAGGGCGGCGTGGATATGAATGAGTGCTATCAGGATTATCCTAAGGCCATCAAGGAGAAGGGCCTTAATGGTTTTGATAAGCCAACTCCAGCTCCCGCGCCCGATCCAGCGAAAACGGCAGATGTATACTACCGGGTAAGAACCAAGGCGGACGGCTGGCTTCCCGAGGTGAAAAACCTTGAGGATTACGCGGGATTTACCGGAGCCGTCACTGATGTCGCTGTTCGTGTTTCCGCTGGTTCCGTAAAGTACCGGGTACATATTAAGGGCGGCAGCTGGCTTCCCTATGCGACCGGCTGCAACATCAACGACGCTGTAAACGGCTACGCGGGAAACGGTTTGGAGATTGACGCTGTTGAAGTGTATTATTACACCCCGGACAGCATCAGGCCGTATAAGAAAGCCAAATACCGGGTCGCTCCTGTGGGCGGAAGCTATTATCCCTGGCAGTATGACAATGAAACCGGAAACGGCCAGGACGGCTACGCGGGCGCTTTCGGAAACGCCATCGGAAAGCTTCAGATTGTAATCGAGTAAGGCGGTGAATCCGATGTCAACAGAAATCATCGTCTCCGTCATTTCTCTGCTGGGAACCATCATGGGAAGCCTGGGAGGCATTTTAGTTTCCAGTCGGCTGACCACCTACCGGATTCAAAAGCTCGAAGAAAGAGTAGCTAAGCACAATAACCTGATTGAAAGAATGTATAAGGTGGAGGACAGCGTAAAAAGCGCCCATCGCCGAATCGACGAGTTAAGGGAGGAACTGAAATGAAAATCAACTGGAAGGTACGGTTTAAAAACCCTGTGTTCTGGTTCAATCTGGCAGCGTCTATTTTCCTGCCCATGCTGGCCTGTCTGGGCTTTAATTGGGAGGATATGACAAGTTGGCAGGCTGTGGGAAACGTGTTCTTACAGGCCGCCCAGAGCCCCGTAATCGTGGTGTCGGTTCTGGTATCTGTATGGAACCTGTTAAACGACCCTACCACTAAGGGCCTAAGTGATTCCAGTCAGGCGCTTACTTATACCGAGCCTAAGAAAAGTGAATAATAGAAAGACAGCCCCCGGGAATTTTCCTGGGGGCTTATATTATTAATTATGGTCTCTTTTGCGGTATTAAACGCTTATATCCATTAGAAGACCTCAAAAACAGCCTTTTTTGTGCGGTTAATTTCTGCTGCGGGGATTCAAGTCGCGTAAAACGCTACACGATCAATCACATGATGAACCTTCTCCCGCTTAACGCCGGCGGAATATAAAAGCGCGTTTTGCTTACAACCGCCGCTTGCCTGGCGCGGGGTATAAATCCAGGCTTGAACAGGAGATGATAAAACATGCAAGAAAAAACAGAACAGCCACATGAATTTCAAGAAACCGTTGATTATACGAGATTTCTTACACCAGATCCCACTATTTTCGAATTGATAAATATTTTGTCTCAGGAAGAAACACACTATGTAACGTATTCGCATACATAATTCCAGGCTTGAACATATTGTCCGTTTGATGTATAATAATATCAGTAATTGGGGTGTGTGTTTTCGGATGCACACTTGAGAGAGTCGGAGTAATCTGGCTCTCTTTTTCATTATATAACTCCGCCCTCCTTACCATTTTCGGTGGGAGGGCTGTTTATTTTATGTTTTGACTTGCATAATTTAAAATAAACCCGAAAAAAGCGGTTAAATGCGCAATTCTGAAAAACAAAAGAGCCCCCGCAAAAGCAGAGGCTCCAATGGATTGTAGGCCCGCAGGTTACTACAATACGATCACTAGCAATATGCTACCACGAGGTTGACTAAAAGTCAATAGCTATCTCGAACACATATCGCCTACCTCTATTTTATGCTATTGTGAAAAAATATACACTTATTTTTACAACTTCATTCGTCATCGGCATTATAAGCCTTGTTTTGGCAATAAAAAAGAAGTAACCGCCCAGTTCCCAACTTAGCAGTTACTTCTATCGCTTTAAAGAGGGGCTAACCGTCTCAAAGGTAGCGCCTTACGCTTTTATTGTAACCGCTTCTTTTTTATATTGTCAATAAGTTCCCCCGCTTTATCCGAGATGGGTTGAGTCGGGGGATTTTTTATTTTCTGATTACACACCCAGCACCATCGGTAAAAGTGCCGGAAGCGATCTTCGCGATATCATAAATCCAACCGAACACAAATAAACCGCCAGTCAAAAACCATATAATCCCACTTCCTACTTTCCCCACGTAAAAACGGTGAATGCCAAGGTAGCCTAAAAAGATCGCTAAAATTAAAGCGACCATTTTACTCTTATGACTAATACCATTACCGCTGTATCCGGCATTAATATTAGTGTTTTCATTTTTGTTCACATTGTTGATGATGATGGTAGGTATTTGCTGAGAAGTAGAATTCCCAGCTTGTAATATGGTTCCGCAATTAGGACACACCTGCGCGTTTTCCACGTTTGCACCGCAATTTTGGCATTTCATATTTCCGATTCCTCCTAATTATAACACTGAAATTGATTAGAATACTTAATTCTGATCTTTAACACAATTATACATGGTTCACACTGTAAAATCAAGAATAAAGCGGAATATTAGCACATTATTCGCTAATAATAAGAATAAAGAAGGAATATTGGCACAATGAAAATATATGACTATAACGGTAAAAAGAATATTTGTGGGGAAAGATTACGAGAAGCACGGGTTATTCAACGACTGCGTCAAGAAGATTTAGCGGCAAAAATCCAAACAATGGGTGCCAATTTGGAACGAGATAGCATAAGTCGAATAGAGATTGGAACGCGATTTGTTTCAGATTTTGAGTTAAAAGTATTTGCTAAAGCGTTGGGCGTTTCTGTTGATTGGCTTTTAGACAACGAATGAAGGCGGTGGGGGGAATTCCCGCCGGCTTATTTTTTCTTGTTTATTTACAAAATCCATTGACATACTGCAATAAGTATGATATAATTAAAATGTCGAAAGGAGGTGAAGAGAATGGCGCAGGACATAGGAAAAGCCTTGCAGGAGCTTTCAAAAGCGATTGAGAATAACGAAGCGGTGGAAAGCGTTGTTATCAAAATCACTTTGAAGAAACAAAAATCCGACAAGGCTTCAAATCCCAAAGAAAGCAAATAGCTTTCATAGGCAGGGAACGGGCGGGAAACCGCCCTTCCCGTAAGCCCTATTATAATATAATTTGCCCGTGATTGTCAACGGAGCGGGCGGAAAGGGGCGGAATATGGTTATTCGTAAGGGAAACAAAGAATACACGATCACAGAGCGGCGCGAATGCTGGGTGCTTTCCTGTACGATTGGCGGACTATCCGTGGAATACAAGGTTCCGAAGGATATTTGCAACGATGAAAAGGAATTGCGTGCCTACGTCGAAGCGGAAGAATTGTTTTAAAGGTGAGGACGATGGCGGAAAAAAGAAAAACAAAAACTTCTTCGGCGGTGAAGAACCGCTATAATAATCGCGTATATGGTTCTATTATCGTGCGCATTCCGAAAGAGATGGCAGAAGCCTTCAAGGAAAAGTGCGCCGTAACAGGGACGGCGCAAGCGCAAGTTATCAAGAAAGCGATTGAACAGTTCTTGGCAGAATAAGCGAAGCAACGGAGGGCGGCAGGATATGCCGCCCTTTTTTATTCCGTAGGAAGGGGAAAACGAGAATGCACAAGCATTTGACGTGGACGGATCGCCTTAAAATCGAGAAGGCACTGAAAGAGGGCTTGAAGCCTTGTAAAATTGCCGACCGCTTGCACGTCCATAATACAACGATATACAGAGAATTAAAGCGCGGAACCTATACGCATTTGAATTCCGATTTGACAATGGAAGAATGCTATTCGCCGGAAATCGCCCAACAACGCTATGAAGAAAATCTTAAAGACAAAGGCGGGGAATTGAAGATCGGGAACGATTACGAATTAGCCGCCTTCATCGAAAAAAAGATCGGTGAAGAAGGGTATTCACCCGCCGCCGTTATAGGAGAAATCAAACGACTGGGGCTGACCTTTAAAACGAAGATTAGTGAAAAGACGATTTATAATTATATCGATAAAGGTATATTTTACAGTATCAGTCGCAAGAGCTTGCCGGAAAATGGAAAACGCAAAAGGAAGTACGACAAGGTGGAGCGCAAAAAATCCGCACGCACGTCGGCGGGTGAAAGCATAGAAAGACGCGACCCAGAGATCGGAGAGCGAAAAACCTTCGGACATTGGGAAGGCGATTGCGTATGCGGAAAGAAAAAGACGAAGGAAGCTTTATTTGTCCTTTCGGAACGGTTGACGCGGGAGGAAATCATTATGAAGATACCGGATCAGACTTCCATCAGCATTGTAGCGGCGCTGAACAAGCTGGAACGCCGTTACGGAAAACGGTTTTCAACGATATTCAAAAGTATTACATTTGACAACGGATCAGAGTTCGCGGACTGCGCCGGAATAGAACGTTCTGTTTATGGGAAGGGCCGAAAGCGCACGAAAGCTTATTATTGCCACCCATACAGCGCATACGAGCGGGGAACAAATGAGAATATAAACAAAATGATACGGCGATTCTTACCGAAAGGAACAGACTTCCGGAAAGTAACCGCCGTATATATTCACCGCGTAGAATCATGGATCAATAATTATCCTCGTGAGATTTTAGGCTTTGAAACGTCGGGATCGCTCTTTGAAAGGTACGTCGCCGAATCCGCTTGAAGCCTTCTAAAAAAACATTTTAATTTTTTTCTGCTTTTACTCTTGACTTTTTCGATTGGAGAGAGTAATATTAAAAGCAGAGGAAATCAAAACGATTTTTCTGCTTTATTTTTTTAATCTTAACAAAGAAAGGGGCCTTAAAAATGGGAAAATACTCATATTTGACATTTGACCAGCGTCGCGAAATAGAATCGCTATACAACGACGGAAACAGAGTAGTAGATATTGCCTCAAAAATCCAAAGAAGTGTTGCTGCTGTTTACGAAGAACTCAAACGCGGATACACAGGGGAACTTGATGAAAATAAACGTCTTAAATACAACGCCGATCTCGCGCAAACAACAGTGCAAGCAAATATACGGCGAAGAGGCAACAAACAGTTAAATAAAAGCACTATCACTAAAACGTGAATATCTGTGGCGAAAAGGAAGCGGGATAACCCATGAACCAGCTTTAGCTATTGAATTCTGGTAAAAGAAAAAACGCCTGTGGTGGTTTCACAGACGGCTTTCCCCCATTTTTGTTTACCAAAAACTTTTGCACCTGTTTGGGCGCTGTGTAGCGTAGCACTGACGTTATTACTGTAACAATGACAGAAAATCAATTAATAAGTGAACTCAAACGAAAAATTGATGAAAAAAGGAGGACAAGCATTTGAACGCAGACGACAGAGAAAGAGTTCGAAAAATAGTGGATCAGGACGGTTGGAACATCATTTGGATAGGTGCAAAAATGCCATGTGAGTTTCTTGATGAGGAGGTTGAACTTCTCTATGAGGATATGGACGGCCAGCCTTGTATTTGCTATGCGATTTATACCTATGACAAAAGCGGATTTTACCATAACCCATATTTTCAGAGAAAATCCGACGGCGCAAAAATGGGTCGGTGCATTGCATGGCGTAAATCTCTTAAAGAGGCGTAAAACCATAAAGGAGGACAAGCACATGAGCACAGAAATGACGGTGGCGTTTATCGTTCTGGCGGTATGGAGCGCCGTATTCACAGCGGCATATATCGGCGAGCGGTACCGGAACCGGAAGCTGAGGAACGCTTTAAAGAAGAAAAGGAGCCGGTACATAAGAGAGGTGAGTTATGGGAATGAAACAATCCATCTGTGACAAAGACTGCTTTCACTGCCGTTTTTCAGATTGTGTTAATCACTACGGCCCATATACTGAGGCGAAAGACATTAAAAAGGCTTTGAATGGGCAAAAGAAAAGCCGCCCTCGCGACTGGCATCACGAAGAGCGGCAAACGAAAAACAACTGAATATATTCTAAACCAAAACAGGAGGTTTGTCAAATGGACGATAAAGAGTTAATGATCTGTCTGATGAAAAGATGTTTAGAGCTGGAGAAAGAAATCGAAAAGCAAAAGTTATCCGGAGACTATTGGTTCCGGGAATGTGAGAGGCTGAAAAATGAACAGAAGCAATGATAACGGCCTCTCTCGTGCGGAATTTGAGTACCTGTATGATACCGATAACGAGGAACCGGAAACCAATCAAAGCGAATTTGAGGATCCGGAGGAATTTAGGAGGATTTTATGGAGAATTATTTCAAGAAGCTAAATTCTATAAATGTCAATGATAAGACCGAAAAGAAAGGGAATCTTACCTATCTTTCATGGGCATGGGCTTGGGGAGAGGTCAAAAAGCTTTTCCCTGACACCACATATACGATTTATGAAAACGCGGACGGCCTTAATTATCACACCGACGGAAAAACATGCTGGGTAAAGACCGGGGTAACCATTAACGGCCTGGAACATATTGAATATCTTCCGGTGATGGATTTTAAAAATAAATCTTTGCCGTTAGCAGAAGTCACTTCCTTTGATGTAAACAAGGCGATCCAAAGAAGCCTGACAAAAGCCCTCGCGCGTCATGGGCTCGGTTTGTATATCTACGCCGGAGAGGATTTACCGGAAGATAGTACGGAAACGAATCCGTCTGAAAATAAAGGGAAAGAATCTCCCACGCCGGAGGATTACATCGACGATATTAAGAAAACCGTGCTTCTCAGCGAACTGCATAGAACAGGCTGGAATGCAGCCGGCATGCTGGAATACTTATCGCAAAAGTTTCCCGACCACCCGCCGAAAGATTTAAACTCCATCACGATCGAACAATTTACCTTTATTGCACACAAATTAGAGAAAAGGCCGACTGTACCGGAGGCTGAAAATGGAGCTTGATTTTGACCGGGCCGGTATAGAGCTGAAAGACGGCGGCGTGTGGCTTTGCCTTCGCGTGAAGTCCAGCTTCAACGCCAGAAGGTTTGTTTCCTCGATGAGAGACAAGCTTTATACCGCAGACCTGAAAGAAAAGCGGAAAAAGCGGTCACTAAGCGCGAACGCGTATTTTTGGACGCTGTGCGGGAAACTCGCTTCCGCTCTTGGCATTCCGAGCCATGAAATATATCGGCAGTACGTCAAGGAAATCGGAGATAATTTTGAGACGATTCCAATCAAAAACGAGGCAAAGGAAAGATTTATTCAGGCCTGGGAATCTCACGGTCTTGGCTTTTTATGTGAAGAACTGGAGGAAGCCGCGACCGGATATACCACGCTTGCGGCCTATTATGGTTCTTCAACCTACGATTCTCGGCAAATGTCAAATCTCATTGATTTGGTGGTTTTTGACTGCAAGGAGCAGGGGATTGAAACACTTACTCCCGATGAACTGGCTTTAATGAAAGCAAGATGGGACGACCATCAAAAGGGGATCGCGTAATGGTTAACGAATATGGAGCAAAGCTTGACCGGAACGGCTACGCGCCAAGCATCATACAGGACGAAGCCGATGAAAGCTGCTTTATCTGCTATGCCAATGGGTATTATGACCCTCTCAACCGCCACGAGGCGTTTGGCGGCCCATTCCGGGACAAGTCAAAGCGTTTAGGCTTATGGGTTTCCCTCTGCCATTACCGGTGCCACCAGGAGGGAAGTAGCAGCGTACATAAAAACCGGGAATCCGATCTGCACATAAAGCGGATCGCCCAAATGAAGGCGATGGAAGCCTATCAATGGGACACAGAGGATTTTATCCGGGAGTTTGGAAGAAATTATTTGGAGGATTGAAAATGAAATTAGAGTATGTTGATATCAATAATATTCCAGAGAAGAAAAACAGAGTAAGATACGGCGCATTATCAAAGTTGATCAAGAATTTTCTGGACAGCGGAAAAGCCGCCGCTAAAGTCGATTATACCGACTTATATAAAACAGAACAAGGATTTGCGGCTTCAGCAGGTGTAATACTTCGCCGTTTAGGCAACCCAGCATTTGTAACTATACGGGATAAGGAAGTATATATAATTCGGCGTGAAGGGGAATCTGAAGAATGTTAAATACAGCGATTTTAATGGGAAGGTTAACCTCAGATCCAGAACTGAGGTACACACCTAACGACACAGCAGTTACCAGCTTCACCCTTGCGGTAGAACGGTCTTATGTAAAATCAGGCACAGACCGCCAGGTGGATTTCATCGACGTAGTGGTATGGCGGCAAACCGCTGAATTTGTCTGCAAGTATTTTCATAAGGGTCAATTGGTAGCGGTGCAAGGTTCCATTCAAACACGCAGCTACACGGACAAGGACGGCAATAAACGGAAAGCGTTTGAGGTAGTCGCGGAAAGTGTGCATTTCGCGGAATCCAAAAAAGATAAGAGTAATGAGCCTATTGTAACTATTCCGAGAAACGATGACTTTGAAGAAATAATTTCGGATGACGACTTACCTTTTAACTAACCAAAAGAAAGGCGGTGGGAACGTGGAGCTATTAAACCTAATCCCTTATGGAAAAGAAAACGCCATAAGCCGGGAAGATTTGTCCAAGCTTACCGGCTGGGACGATAGAAGGGTAAGGGACGAAATCAAGCGGCTTATGAGAAACGGCGAACGGATTTTATCCTCCAGCAGTGCTAAGGGCTATTGGAGAAGCGACGATCCTGACGAAATCGAGAGATTCCTTAAAGAGAGCGATAACCGCCGCAGAACAGAGGCTTTAAATGTCGAACCTCTTCGTTTTTTCGTAGCCAAGTCAAAAGGAGAAGATTTTATTTCGGTAAGAGCGCATTACCGCAGGATACATAAACAGGCATCAGGCAAAACCGATATTCAAGGCGGTGAATAAATGGCGCGTGAGTTTTTTTGTGCCTATCACAGCTATTTGAATGCCATGAGAAAACTCTCTGACGCAGAGTGCGGGAGGCTTTTTAGGGCGCTATTATCATACAGCGCAGGAGAACAGCTTATCAATCTTCAGGGCAGGGAAGAAATCTTATTTGACGTGTTTGCAGATCAAATTGACCGTGATAACGCAAAGTATGAAGCCAAATGCAGGAAAAACCGTGAAAATGGAGCAATGGCAAACGGTACCGAACGCCGCCGAACGGTACCGAACGCCCCCCAAGAAAAAGAAAAAGACAAAGAAAAAGACAAAGGAGAAGTAAAAAAAGAAAGTAAAAAGAAAAAATCATTTTCTCCCCCTTCTTTTGAAGAAGTGGAGTCATACTGCAAGGAGCGGAATAGCAGCGTAGACCCCAGACGCTTTTTTGATTATTACGAAGCAGGAGGCTGGAAAGATAATAATGGGAATTCAGTTAAAAACTGGAAACAAAAGCTTATAGCATGGGAATCCAGAGATGAAAGGGGAGAAAATCATGCTGGAAAGTCTGCTCAGGAAAGCCCCCACGGAGGTACGGCGGAAACTTCAAAACAGAAATACGGAAATTACATTTGAGGATATCCAGGAACGGCGCATTCAGGCCATGAACGAAGTTAAAGGAAATCTAACAGGATATGACTGCCCAATCTGTAAAAACAAGGGCGTGATACATTACCTGAAGGACGGATACGAATTTGCGAAGCCCTGTGAGTGTATGAAGCTTCGGGATAGTTTAAGGAGAATCCGGCAAAGCGGCCTGGGTGACCTATTGAACGAATATACCTTCGATAAGTTTCAGACAGAATCCCCCTGGCAGGAGGCTGTAAAAAACAGCGCCTTGAAATTTCTGGAAGATCACGACCGGAAATGGTTTTTTATCGGCGGACAGGTTGGGGCTGGGAAGACGCATTTGTGTACGGCTATAGTGGGTGAATTCTTAAAGCGTGGAATCAGCGCAAAATATATGCTGTGGCGGGACGAGGCGTTGAAGCTGAAAGCCGTTGTCAATGATGATACGGCATATTCAAACCTGATTAAACCCTTGAAAACCGTTCCTGTGCTTTACATAGACGATTTTTTTCGCACAGGGAACGATGAGACAGGCAGGAAAAAAGCCCCCACACAAGGCGATATCAACGTAGCTTTTGAACTCATTAATTACCGGTATAATAACAACCTGGTGACGATTCTGTCCAGTGAATTGACTGTCGATCAAATTCTATTTTTTGACGAGGCGGTGGGAAGCAGGATTTACCAGAGAACGAAAGAATATCACTGGGATATTGCCAAAGACCCACATAAAAATTACAGGCTGAAATAACAAAGGAGGGAACAGCTTGGTTACGCTCTATATCCCTGGCAAGCCGCAGGGAAAAGCCAGGGCCAGGACATGCAAAACCGGGCACAGCTACACGCCGGAAAACACAGTGCTGTACGAAAATCTGATTAAAACTTCATTTCTGCAACGGTATGGGGCCCTGGGTAAAATCAGAACTCAGGGAAAACAAAAGCCAGCGTTGAAGATGGAGATTTACGCAGGATTTCAGGTTCCCAAATCATTTTCCAACAAAGACAGGATCGCGGCGTTAAGCGGAGACCTTCTCCCTACAAAAAAGCCTGATTCCGATAATATCGCGAAAGTGGTTGCGGACGCTTTAAACGGGATCGCTTATGACGACGACGCTCAGATCGCCGATTTAACGGTTATCAAGCGGTACACGGAGGATCCCTGCGTAAAGGTAACCATCGAGGAGATCAGCCATGACCTTTGATGAGCTTTGCGCCCTCGCCGGAAACGGGAAGCCTCTTCCCCGTTCCGCGCTTCCTTTAGAGCGAGTTGCATACCGTGGGCTTGCTTGGCTGTATCATGCTTACCGGCGCGGTGCTTTTTCCAAGGACGAAGCCGCGGAGGAAAAAGAAGCCCTCAGGAGAGAGTATGAGGAAGCACGGAGAAAAGAAAAGGACGACCTGAAGCTTTACAAATACATCGACCAAATCCGTGTGGCGTTCGGCGGACAGTTCAAGGCTGTGAAAGAAAGCGGCTGTCCTGTATGCAGGCGGCTTGTTGAGATTTTGGACGGGAGGAATTTAAGTGAAGGCCAGGATACCTAATTCAGCCAAGCTTA